CGGGATTTGGTTGACCTGGTTCGAGGTCGTGTTGGAAGTTGTGGTGCTGCCGCCCATCAGAGATCTCTTTGGTAAAGGTAAGAGGTCGTCTTCACCTTCCAGCCATTCTCGAAAGCGTCCTTGACCCAGCCTTTGCGACCATAGGCTTGGACAAGGGGTATGTCATGATCGCGTGCGAACTCGAGGATGCGGTCATGCAGGCGGCGGCACTCCTCGAGATCGCCAATCGCGAACATGATCTCGAGCATCTGCACGCGCGGGAAATCGATGATCTTGGTGATCGCCCAGCTGTCGCCCTCGACGAACGACTGCATCTCGCCGGCGGCGATCCCGGCTATGATGTCGGAGACGCTGTAGAGGCCGCCCATGCGGTCGAGGATGCGCGCCAGCTTCTTGTGATAGGGGTGCATGGTCATGGCGGATTGCCGAGCGAGACAGGCGTCGCCACGATAGCGCCCGCGGTGGTGACCTGGATCATGAACACTTTGGGCGTCGCGCCCGGGGCCGTGTCGTTGGCCTGCAGGAGGACGCCAGGCAAGGCGACGTTGCTCTTGATCTGCGCCGCGAAGTTCTCCCGGCACCAGATCGAAAACTGGGTCATGTAACTCTGCAGCGCCACGCCGACTTCCGGCATGTGCGGCATCGGCGGCGGCGGTTTGCCGGCGGGAGGGGCTGTCTGTCCGACAACGGCAACCATCAGATATCTTTCCCTCGTCGAGCGCGAATAGGCAGACCAGCCTTTAGCTCGTTAACGGTATCCTGGGCGTCGTAAGCATCCATGCGTTGGTTGAACATTTGGTCGAGTTGGTGCTGAGTGAGCCTATCAACAAACGCTCTGTCTCTCGCAAAGTCCTGGGGGTTGCCATATTGGCCTTCATCGAAGGAATGATCTCCGGGCGGCAGTTCGCCTTCGTTATAGGCCTTGCTCTGATCGATGAAAGACGAACCCGGAGGCCGCGCCACCATCGGACCTTGAATACCGACGGCATTGGCATGGGGCGTAAGCGAGGGGTAAACCGGCTGCCCAAATAACCAATGAAATAACTGTGAAGGCAACGAGTTGATGGTCGTGCCGAGAGCATCCGCCATCAGCGTTGCCCTCTCGGCACGGCGTCGATCAGGTGCTGGCCGACGGTCAGCAGATTGACGCCGGTGTGAGCGAGCTCGATCTTCAGCCTGATGTCGCGCCCGGTCGTACGAAAATCGACGTAGCCGTTCGAGGCGTTAACGGGGCGCGGAGTCGTCTGCTTCTCGGCTACGACGACCGGGTTCGGGCCGCCAGCCGGGTCCGGCATGACGGATCGGCTGTTCCGGTAGAACAGGGAATAGAGGACGTTGGGCGCGTCGCCGTCGATGTCCGGGATCATCTGCTTGACCGTAGTCAGGTTGCTCCCCGAATTGAGGTTCAGATCGAACGTCTCGGCCCACGGCAGCGGCGAGTTGGGGTAGTACCAGGGCGGCGGCACTTCGTGCTGGTAGGCAATCGTCCCGTCCGCCATCGTAGTGTGGAGCGTGTACGCCCCGACGACGCCAGCCGAGCGGGCGCACTGACCCATCGACCACCATCCCTCCTTGTAGTTATACACGATTACTCTGGTATTAAACGCCTTCCCGTTTTGTGGGAAGAACCACCAGAACTCATTGAACGCCTCGACGTGGACCGCACACGCCTGCTGGCGGACGGTGGTGATGTCGATGTCGTCGTCGACCCAGGGCCGCACCTTGCAGGCGACAGGCAGCACCGCCGCGCCGTTGTAGGAGAACAGCCCCTGCTGCGAGAACCATAGGATCATCGACGCCGTGGAGGCGATGCTGTGCGGAGACCATGGGGTGCAGTTTTTCGCGATCTCGACGTAGTCGTAAATATACGGGAGCCCGAGAAAGTTGGCCGTATAAGAAGTCGTCGCCGTCCAGAACAGGATGCCCTGCGCGCTCGCCTCCGCGGCGACTATCGGACTCGACGGCTCGATGTCGAGGAAGCCCGCCTGACTGGTGATGTTGGCGAAGTCCCACGCCCCGGGGTTCTCCTGGTCGCACCACGCCATCCTGCGAAAGCTGCCGGCGCCTATCGTTGGCGCGTTGATCGCGCCAAAGATCATGATGAAGCGTTGCGGGGTGATCACGAACATCCGCCCGCGCGGCACCGGGCCGCGGCCTCCCCCGGTCGAATCCGCCGGCTGCTCTATCGCTGGGCCGCCGACGCCCGGATCCCACCTTAGAAGCCGACCGTCGACCGAGGTCATCGCATAGAGAACCTGGCCGAAATTATCGAGCGAGTAGACGTCCGGCAGCGTCTCGATCAACGAGATCGTGCTCGTCGGGCGCCCGAACCCGTACCAGTCGAACATCAGGAGATCGTGCGACGTCGCGCCGGCGTGCTCCGCGTTGGCGGTCAGGACGAGGTTGCTGCCAACGAAGGTCAGCACCGTGCCGACGTGCTGCCCCGTCGTCATGTTGTAGACGTCCATCGTCGGCCTGACCCAGCCAGGGTTGGGCGTCATCGTGATGTTGGGCGACGAGGCGGAAATGGTCGAAGCCGCGACAAGCTCCATCCCGTAGCCGTAAAGGCCATCGCCGTAGCCGCCGTCCCCCGTCGGGGCCGGACTGGTGATGCCGTCAGCAGGGGTGATGTCGGTCAACGCTCCGGCGATGTCGACATAGAGATGCTGCTCACACAAATACGCTGTGAAATGCTCTCCGTTCAGCGCGTACCATCCATGAATGCGCTTGCAGCGGCTGGCGAAGGAATAGGAGAACTGCAGCCAGCCGCCGATGGGGGTCATCTGTCCCTCGATCCACCGCATCATGTTCGTCTCGGCCCAATTCGACGAGCGTTGTTGCTTCGTCGGCATCGAGACGACGCCCGCGGGAATCTCAATCGGTCGAAACTGCGTGCTCATTGATACTTGATGATGAAGTTCAAGCCGACGAAGGGAGGCATATTGTTGTGGGCCGCGCCGCTGCCGGTGTTGGCGTTCGAAACAACTGCGGTGATGCCCGTCGTACTCGTACTTGTCGCAGTGAACCCACTAGGCTGATCGAGGCCGCCTGGCCCTGATCCAGAAGCAGGCGGTCGATTGCCAAAAGCGTTCGCGACCTGATGCGAGTGACCGGGATCGGTTAAGGTGACTGTTGCCGCGTGCGTGTGCGAAGGCATCTCAGCGGCGGCGAGAGTATGCGTCGCCTCGCCGCCAGCCTGCCCCAAAGCAACCGTCCCGCCGGCCCCCACGCCAACGCCGACAGGAAAGGCGGCGCGCAAATCGGGAACCGCGTTCGACGTCCCGGAAACGCCGCCGAACTTGTTGTTGAGAATCGGCGCGAGCAGAGGAATGGCGGTGTTGTTGTAGACCGTGCCGTCGCACAATAAATAGCCCGCCGGGGCCGCCGAGCCGGCGAACATCTTGATCTCGCCAATGACCCCGCTCGATCCTGTCTGCAACGGCCCGATGTCATTCGCATCGACCTTGGCGCGAAGATTCGATCCGTCCCAGCCGAACTGGATGGTGTGGCCAGGATTGAAATTCGGGAAGGTGATGCCGCCGGCGAAGTTAGCGAGTCCCGATAAGCCAAGCGTCGATCCGAAAGTGACCGGGACGCTCGACAGCAGAGCTCCCGCCGCCACCGAAAGACCATTGCCGATGACGACCTGGCCCGTCGAGCGAACGACCTCAACCGGATTCGCCAGGACAGCGCCAGAATCGTCGTAGCTCTGGAGAACAAAATTGTCGCCCGCGTTCGGGCCAGTGCCCGTCTCCCCATCGGGCATGATGAGAGACCAGCGATTGAGATTGTTGCGCCTCCCAACAATGGCGTTCTGCGCCGGCGGAGCGCCAGAGTTGAGAACCAACGTGCTGGCCGACGTGATGACCGTCGTCAGACTGGAAATCGCCAGGAACCCGGTGTGGAGCGTGGCGTCCAGACTCGAGAAGTTATTGTTGATCGACACGCCCCACGTCGCGGAAGCAGCCCCTACCGTCGGCAGCGTCCAGCCGAAATTAGGAGTTGTTGAATCGGGCATCAGCTCAACTCCGCATCCGCGATGACATTGCAGTTAATCTGAGCGACGCCGGTCGCGGTGACGGTCGCATAAAGTTCGACGTTGTCGGACGTGACATTGGCTTTGGAGGTTGGGCCAGCGTTTATGGTGGTGAGGTCGAGCAACGAGATCGCCGGCGCAGCTCGCATAGTCGCCGGGAAATCTGCGGTGAAACCAATTTGCGTCCCCGCTGGCGCATAGCTCTTCAGCATCACCGAATGCTTGACGAGGTAGTAGCGCTGGCAAGCCAAGAGCTTCGACGCCAGCGTCTGCCGTTCGTACGGCGTGGCGACGGATCCAGCCTCGAGCTTGACGCCGGTGATCTGGAGAGCCGAACCGTTCACCAGCGCAAGATTGGCGGAATTGCTCGCGCCGACATACGGCCCAGACGCCCACGCGTTGGCGGGTCCGAGATTAGCGGTCCCCGAACCGAGATCGAAGAACAAAGCCAGACCTACGCCCTGTCCAGCTATCGGCCACGATCCGCCTCCGCCGCTGTCGCCAGGGATCGTGATGACCACCTTGACCCAGGAATTGGGCGCCGGAATCGAGAAGGTGAACGGATAGGACCGAGTCCGCGCGCCGGACGCCGAACCGTTGCAGATCGCGCCGCCAAAGGTGCCGGACACGCCTATCGACAGCGCCCAGAACGACAGCGTGACCGACTGCGCTCCCGGCGTTCCCCATTGGAAGTCGCTAACCATCTCAGCCTCGATGGGCTGCAGGATGGCGAACAGGTCGCTGGGGACCGACGTATAGGATGAGATGGAAGTGATCTGCAGACAGTTCGGGAACGGCGGAAGGCCCGCCCCAGCGGCGATAGCCACGCGCTGCCATTGAAACTTACTGGTCTGGGTGCCAGAGAAGGCCCAGCGGTCGACCGTGTAGGTGCTGCTCCCGGTCCCCGCTACGCCGGCGTTGCGTTGATCGATCAGCATGTCGCCATTGATGATGCGATTTCCGGTCGAACCCACGCCGACGAAGGTGTGGGTGGAAGGATCGATGGAGCCAATCGGCACCCAAGTGTTGGAGCTGTCGAGAACCTCGACGAGCTCCAGCGTCGCCGTCTGAGTGACGCCCATCCCGGCGGGAGTGGGGACATTCGTCCTGACTGTGGCCACGATCTGGTTGCTGATCGGCGCGGTGACGGATCCGCTCGCATTGGTCGCCGTGACAATGCAGCCGATGCTGGAGCCTACGTCGGCCTGGGTCGTGACATAGATCGGCGAAGATCCTATCCCTGAGATGGGAGTGCCGTTCCGCACCCACTGATAGGAGAAGGAAGGCGAGTTCAGCCAACTGCCAGGGTTGCAGGTCAGCGTGCTGGGGACCGCCGCGCCGCCGGAGATTCCGGGGCTGGTTTGCAGGATCGGCGGCGAACCCGTCGCCGGGATGACATGGATCGTGTTGTTCGACGGAACCGGAGACGCGGCTCCGGCCAGGTTGGAAGCCGTGACGGTGCAGCCGATATCGAAATCGAGATCCGCCCCAGTCGTCTGATAATTTGGTCCGGCATTCCCGAGCGGAGGCGAGATATTGGATCCGTTCCGCGTCCACTGATAAGCGAACGTCGGGGATCCGGTCCAAGTACCCGGCGAGCAGAGTAGAATGCTGCCCTGCTGCTGATTTCCGGAGACGCTGGGCGCGACGCTGAATTGCGGCACGCCGACCATCGCGATCTGGTTGGTGATAGGGGCCGGCTGAGACCCATTGGCGTTGGTGCCAGTGACAATGCACCCAATGTTCGAGCCGGCGTCGACGGATCCTGTGAGATAGTTCTGCGACGTCGCGCCAGAAATGTTGGTCGATCCGTTCCGAACCCACTGATAGGCGAATGTGGGCCCGCCGCTCCAGCTGCCATTGAGGCAATGCAATAGCGTCCCAATCGGCTCCGGCGAGCTCTCGAGGATACTCGGATTGGCAAGGACCGTCGGAGATCCGACCATCGTGATCGGCGGTCCGGCAGTCACCGTCACGTTGCCGAACGAATTGGTCGCGATGACCGCGCAGGTGAGGACGCGGCCAACGTCGCCAGGGTTGAACGCCGTGTAAGTCGACGACGTCGCGCCGGAGATATTGGTCGTCCCGTCCTTCCACTGGAAGGTGAAGGTAGGCGAACCGCGCCAATTAGCTGGACTGTTATTGCAGGTGATCAGCGTCCCGCCGGAGGTCGCGACCGCGGACCCCGAGATGGTGGGATTGGTTATAACCGACGGCGGACCCTGCACCGCAATGCTATTGGAAGACGTGGCCTGGTTTGACCCGCTCGCGTTAACCGCGGTGACGATGCAAGTGATCGTGCTGCCGACGTCGGTAAGCGCCGTCGTGTAAGCGCTCGAGTCGGTTCCGACGTTGACGCCGCTGCTCTTCCATTGAAAATGGTAGGTGGTAGGCGAGTTCGTCCACACGCCATTCGAGCATGTCAGATTGGCCGGTTCGGTCGAGGGCGTGGTTGACGGGGTGATGACCGGAGCCGTCGTCAGCCCCGGAGACGTACCGGCTGGCGGCCCCTTGTATTCGGTCGACATCGTGAGGATGCGTTCGAGCTTCCTGGGGTAGATCAGATCGGTGTAATTCCGGCCAAAATCCAGCAACCCTTGTTGACCAAGATATTTGGCGGCGATCACGCCCATAGAAACGCGGCTGCCATTAACGCCGCCCGTCCCAACCGTAACGAGAGTGTAGTTAATACTAGACATCGCAAGGCTGCCCGTGGTGGTTCCGCGGGCCATGGAATATTGACCTGTGTCCAAATCGAGCACAAGCAGGCAAACAGAAAAACGGGTACTCGCATCATAGGTAATGCCGTAAAAATAATGATGGCCATCAATGGCGGTTATATTTGCCGGGGTAAGCGCCGGGGCTCCGTTAAATGCGCGGAACTCAAATAAGCCGGTGTAGTAAAAAGTAAGATTAAGATTGTTGCCAAAGGATATGCACGTCATATTGCCGAAAGTCGCCAGTTCGGCCCGCATCACCACCGCTAGAGTAACGTACGACATCGTCTCCGCGACAACCGGCCACCAAGCGGTCCCGACGTCGCTGCCGCCAATGCTCGCCTGAGTGCATTGCACCGCTGGGCCTATCCTGGTCATTGCGGTGTTCTGGAAATTTGAGGAAGAAGCCCCTGGAGACAGGTTCATCTTATTGGAAACGTAGTCGAAGAATTTGCCCTGCCCTATTGGCGTCGCGACCGCACAAAGACGCAAGTCCTTGTAGAGAGGATGATCGCGATTGAGGCGCGGCTGCCCTAACGGATACCGTAAGAGCGAACGCCGAGGCGGCAGTATCAGTCGGGCAGCCATTCACTCAGCTCGCGCTAGTGTTGATATTTCCAGTGACGTACTTGAGCGCGCCGCCGGTGATCGAAGCGCCGCCGGACGATAGCTGCAGCTGATTCTGAACGACAAACTTAAAATTTGCTTGCGGCAGTAGGATGCCGCCGCGGCCCAGATAAAGAGTACTGTTGCCGGAAGCCGCCGGCATTACCGCTATCGGATCCCACGAAGGCGTCACTGCCGCCTGGCTTGCCGATAGGAGCCGCCCATCCCCGTAGGTCGAACCGTCGTCGAGGAGTTCAGCGATCCAGACGATGACGCACGCCCCAGCGACAAGCGCGCTCGAGGAGATCGTGCAAATCAAGGAGATCTTGACCAGCTGATCATAAGCCGTGCCTACATCGTTGACGACAGCCGTCGCGGACATGACGGTCGAACCGTAGGCGAGGCCGGACAATTCGCCGGAAGAGACGCCTGTGGCCCATGTCGTCCCGGTGAGACGTCCGGGGACCAGACCCGTGATGTTAGCCATGACCCAAAAACTCCCTAGTAGTAGTAGATGGCGACGACCTCGTCGCTGGGCGCAACTGCGTACGTCGTACTTAGCCAAGTGATCTTGACGCCGGAAACAGAAAAGTCGGCAGGCGTCCCGACATTGAAAAAACCGTGACCATTGACGATGATGCTCACCGGATCCGCCGCCGGCGTATGCGTCAAGTCCCCGAACGTGTTTATGTCGCTAAGAGCGAGCGGCTCAGAAAACGGGATCATCCCTGTCCCTCCCCCGCTTCCTGGCGGTGCTGGCGCACATGGCGAAATCTCCGTCCAGACATTGAACGCGGTCATCCGAAACTCCGAATGCGAGTTCGCGTCACCCGCGACCCGCTCGCGCGCGACAGCAGATGGTCAGCGTTCAACTTGTTGATCGTGTCTTCGGTAAGCTGCTTCGCCCCCATGGCCTTGTCCTCTTCGCCCACCGCATGCAGGTAGGCGTACATGAGCGCGCAGCTGAGATAAAGCGACGGATACTTGGTGTAGAGCCAGCTTGGCGTCGTGTCTGAGAACACCGGAATTTCTGAGTAGTATGTGATCCTAACGGCTTGGCCATCAGTCGTCGCGGGCGGTCCGCCAACGAACAGCTCGCGCCCCTGGATGGTGTAAGAGCCAAGCGTCCACCCGTCTCCCGTGGCGTAAAACTCATCCCGGCTCTTATAGCGAATCGGGAAAAAGCCATCGGGAACCATCGTACTGGCGAGACGGACGAGCTCCATCTGCAGCCAGTCGTCAGGCAGCGGAACGCAGCGGCAATTGACTATTGACTCACAGAACTTGATCATCCGGTCGACCCGGAGCTCTGCGTTAAATTTCTGTTCTGCTTGACGAATAAACCCGACGACGAGCGCATCCGCCCAATCCTGCCGATTGGCGTACTCCGCAATCTGGGCCTTGAAGTCGCTGAAGTCGCTCACAAGCGCCCCGTCAGTAGAAGAACAACAAGTATAATAACCACAAGGCCCACAACGCCAATCCCGCCGTGACCAAAACCATATCCGTATGGCGCACCGACATAAGGGCCTCCGACGCCTCCCGCCAAAATGAGGATCACCAGGATCAGGAGGATCAGGCCAAGGCTCATCTTACATTCCCTTGATCATCGGCCCGAACACCGCCCAGCCAAGACAGGCCAAGAGCACCCACAGCAGGAAGCTATGCGCGTAGCCCAGCCGCGCATCGTTGACGCCCCACCAAATGCCGAACTGGGTCAACAGCCAAAACAGCATGATCACCCAGAAAATAAGACCGATAGGCATCACTGATCTCCCATGTCATCCCCACGCCGTGAAGCCAGAGGGTGCGGCATACTTCTGCGAGGCAACAGTCGGCTGAAGAGTCCAGGTGCCGCTGTTCGGCTCGCCAAAGAACGACATTCCCGGGAACAATGCGCCAACCGTTGCTGGCGTAAACGACACTATTGGCGCTACGCCGGTCGCCGGATTACTGGTGCCGGACCATACATTGTTTCTCGCAATCCAAACCCCACCCGTCGTAAAATCAACCGCCAACCCAATCACATCGCCTGCCGCCGCCCCAGCCCCAAGACCGACGTCGGGATAGTTGTTGGTAAATCCAGTCGACACAAGATTGGCATTGCCCAACCATATACCAGCCGAATAATTGCCGCTCCCAAGATAACTACTGGCGATAAACGATGACGATGCAAGCCCATATCCAGGAAGACTAGAGCCGCTTGTTGACGTCGTAGTTAAAAATTCAATGTACCATTTCCCAGACGTTTGGCTTTGCGTTCCCCGTACCGCCCCCCATGCGCCAGAAGTCGTGGAAGGAGTAAGGGTTGCCCCACCATTAGATAATGTCGCGCCATTAAGCGTGGCGTCCGCCGCGATCCACGTCGATGACGAAACTGCCCCCGCTGTCGTGTACTTGATGACGATGATGCCGTTCGCGCCAGCCGCGCCCAGTCCAGCAGTGCCGCTGTCCATGGCTGCGCCGCCGCCGCCGCCGCCGCCGTAAAGACCACCGGCGCCGCCAGAGCCGGCATTGGTAAACCGCCCGCCGCCGCCGCCGCCGCCGCCGCCTGGTCCCGCTGTCGCTCCGCCAGTGGTCGCGGTCCAATCCGCATTGCCTGGGCCGCCTACTGCCCCATTCATATGCGTGCCGTCGTTCTGCGCTCCGCCGCCGCCGCCCGAACCTTGCACTCCCGCACCAGGCGACGAAACACCACCCACCCCGCCCGCGCCACCCGCATGGGCCGGCGAAGGACCGCCCGCGCCGCCGGTCCCACCACTCGATGCGCCGCCTGCCCCACTAGCGCCGTTTTGCGCCCCGCCGCCGCCGCCGCCCGGAGGAGCGTTGCCGCCTTGACCTCCTGCGCCGCCAACGCCAAGGGGGCCGCCCGCGCCGCCTCCGCCACAGCCGCCGTAACTGACGTCAGTATTGTTGGGGCTCGCGCCGCCGTTGTTATTCGCTGCCGCGCCGGTGCCGCCTGTTCCGCCCAAACCTCCGGTCGTCGAATTGCCGCGACCGCCGCCATTGGCGATAACCGTCGAAGTGTTGAAGAGCGTCGCGGTCCCAGCGACCGCGTTGCTAACCGTTGTCCCGCCGGCCCCACCCTGGCCAATCTGAATCGGGATCGACGCGCCGGTAGTCAGAGTGACATTGGCCGCCTTGCGATACTCGCCGCCGCCGCCGCCGCCGCCGCAAATCGTGCCGCTGCCGCTCGCGCCGCCGCCGCCGCCGCCAATCGCCTCAATCGAATTGTTGGCGTTGTTCCAGTCCGCTGGGACCGTCCATGGCGTACTGGTAGTGAGAAGAATGACGTAGGAAACCGGCGCGCTGGCAGTCGCGTCCCACGCCGTAAAGCCAGATGGCGGCGCATTGGTCTGCGAGGCGGCGGCGGCTTGAAGAGTCCACGTGCCGGAACCCGGGCTCTGCGTCGACATAGCAGGAAAATAGGCCAATCCTAAAGCAGGCGCAGCGATAGACAAGACCGGATTACCGCCAGTAACCGGATTGCCGCCGCCAAACCAAACATTATTTTGCGCTATCCAAATCTTCCCAGCGGTCAAGTCAACAGCTATCGCCCAAACCGTATTGGCGATATTAGCGCCAGCGGCAATCGTATAGTTCTGTGTAAACCCTGCTGACTCGGCACTATTTCCACTGACAGCAAAAGTACCCGCCGAGTTTGGGGTGCTGCCAAGATATGAGGTGGGAACGAAACTGCTATCCGCTATCCCAAAGGCGAAGTCATTAGGAGATGATCCGCCACCCCCGCTAATCGACTTAAACTCTACATAATACTTCCCGCTGGTACGACTAATTGTACCACGAATTGACTGATAGACACTACTAGTTGTCGAAGCAACCGTCAGCCCGCCATTGGAAAGCGCCATCGCATTGGCGGCGGCGTCGCTCGAGCTCCACGTCGACGAGGTTACAACGCCGCCTCCGCCGCCACCCGCGGCATAGCCATACCCGCTGACCCAAACCGGGGAAGCGCCAGCTGGAGCCGCCGGACCGCCATAGCCAGCGATCCACACCGGCGACGCGCCGGCGACAGCCTGACCCCAGCCAGTGATTTGAATTTCTGTCGCGCCCGTAACAGCCTTGCCCCAGCCGGCGATCCATACCGGGGACGCCCCGACGATGGGACCAAATCCGGCAACCCATACCGGGTTAGCCGTCATCTAAAGTCCCCAAACGGCGTGTAGGTTATACCCGTAGGGCGTGCGCCGCCGCGACAATCACGAATATCGCCAACCAGCTTGGCGATCAGCTCCATCTGCCCCTTGTTACGCTCGCTGGCGTTGGCCGCAACCTCCCCCAGGACGTAGCCGGCGAATCCGAGAAAACCGATGTTGATAATCAAAAGCGCAATGGCGAGCGGCTGGCTCGACATCGCGCCGACCGCCGCCGCCCCTACCTTGCCAGCCTCCTCAGTAACGCCCATCTCATTTGCCGCGCTTGCCGTGATAGTTCTTCTGGCCTGGCGCGGCCTGCGCCTTACGCGCGAGCTCGCCGATGACGCCGCCAGGAACGCCCTGCGCTTTCAACTGCGCCGCGCGCCCGCCGTGGCCCAACGCGTTGCTCTTGCCGTGGAACGATCCGGTCTTTTTGATCCCGCCCATGCTCTTCGCCATCACACTCGCCCTTTCCAGACGCGCCAAGGATTGGCGTCGCTCGAGTTGAGCCAGATCCGGAAGAGATCAGGATCGTCAGCGATGCCCTGGCGCTGCAGTTCTTCGTAGATGACCGTGGGGATACGGTGGGTCAGCTTGTTGACCCCGTTATTGGCCATGATCTCGCGGTCACGCGCGACCGAATCGAGGACCGGCTCGACGTCCTGGGAGTGTTTCACGTGAAACACGCCGGGGGCCGCATCATCGGTGACGATGGTGCGCTCCACCCCGGCTCGAGCGGAGTAGGGGGATCTTTTTTCCATACTCCGCTCCCTTTGGCGGCCCCTTGGCTTAGGGCTTGATGCCGTTCATCAGCACGCTGGCGAGCGGATTGCGCGCTTCGATGCCCCACTCAACAACGAGCATGCGATTCTCGGCGTCGCCGGTGCGGGACATCATGTACTGCTTGAACGAGCGGAAGAACGCGACCGCCCAGTAGTCGACGTCCATGATCAGCCCAATGTCCGCCGGCAGCCAACGGGACGGGATCACCTTGACCCTGCCGAAATCGGTCGCAAACACGTCGACGGTGTTGACGACCTCGGTCTTGCCGACAAGCACCTGGGTTGTGCTTCTGCCGGTGAACGAGCTCGCGGTGCGCTTGCACCCCGGCGGCAGGATCCACAGCGTCGGCGTCGCGCCGTTGGTGTAGGCGAGCTGCATCCCATCGTTGAAGATCGTCTCGGTGAGAGACACGGGAGCCGCCGGCGCGGTCATGGTCGTCGTCTGACCAGAAGGCAGACCGGACGTGCCGACAACGCCGAACACGCCAACGACGCAGCCGCCGACAGCGGACGAAGTCTTGGTGAGCCCGGTGACGCCCAGCCTGTCCGGCCAACGGCCAAGCCAGTGCGGGATCGATTCGGTAAGACGCGCCGTAGTGGTGAAGTTGCCGCTGTTGTCCGCCGACCGCGCCTGGCGCGAGCACATGATCGATTCCATGTCGCTCTTCAGCACCTTGCTGATGAGCGCCATCTGGTGCGCCATTTCGCTCCCTTTGCCTGCGGCGTCCGACTCCTCCTGCGATCCGCTGACCGTCGCGTCGCGCTTGGAGATCTGCGTCGCGTTGGTGGGCCGAACCGTCGGCGTCGAAGCGTCGGGCGCGTTGAGGAAGCCTTCGAGCTGCGCGTTGGAAAGGTTCACGCTCGGCAGGCTTTCTGTCTGCCAGTCGAAATATCGGTTCTTCACGCTGCGACGGCGGATCGCGCTCATCACCGGCGTATCGAACGGATCTATGTTGTAGATTGTATTTGACAGATCTTCTCTGTTGCCTGTCGCACCATAGGTGGTAAAGGCATTCGTAATGACGGGCATGGGGGTTCCCCGGGTTAGAGCATACGTCGAAACACTTCAGCCGCGTCGTCGAGACGCCCGCTGTTCGCCAACCGGCGACTTGCTTCGTCGAGCCCTTTCCGAGGCGCATTCCCTAGGGGCGTAGCGCTGCCGGGAGTTAATGTTCGACCTTTGCCCGGAACGACAGCCTGTGGTTTGGCCGCCGCCATCATCCGGTCGTACTTGCTCGCCTTGCGCAGGATAGAAAGCATCCTGGGGTCATAGACCGTGGCGACTTCCTGCTCGCTAAACCCAGCCGCGAGCGCCGTCTTGCGCATCGACTGGATCTCTTTCTTTAGCGTCGCTTCGTCCGGGATCTTGCTCTCGAATACGAAGCGCGAGAAACCATCTACCGCATATTTTTTGAGTTGTCGATCCGCCTCCTCGGCGCGGATCGCCTCGATCTGACCGCGCTCCTTAATCGACTGGTTCAACTTGGCGTAGAGCGCCTGATACACCTTCTGGTTCTGGTGCGCCGCCACCGGGTTGATCGCGAACTCGCGGTCCCAGTCGGGCTCCGGCGGCAACATGGTCTTAACGTCGTTCTCGTATTCCTCCTTCACCTTCATCATCAACGCCCAGTTCGCTTGCTGGCGGCGCGAGTCCTCCTCGAGCCCAGCGCGGACGTTGTTCAATTCCGTCAACCGCTTGTGAAACGTCTCCTGGCGAATATAGCCGTTCAACGCCTCGGCCAGGCTTACTTGCTGCGGCTGCCCATCGACGATGACTTCGTATTTTTCGCCGTCGTCATCGGGCTCTTGCTGCTCTGCGATTTCCCGCCCCTCGGCGGCGGCGAGCTCGTCGGCGTCAAGTTCTCCGGCCTCACCCGCATCGGCGGGTTCCAACTCCCTATCCCCAATCCGGCTTGGACTCTCGGTGT